CCCGAAGAGGAAATTCCGAAAGGGCGATATCGTCAAGCCTGATTACAAGGGGAGGAAATGGGAAGGCATGCTTCCCGAAGAAATAGAATATGAAGTTCTGGAAGATGAAGATGACGAGGGACTGGTACTCATTAAAATAGACAAAAGTATTGACCCGACCGGAGAAGGGCTTGTGTCTTTCTCAAGATTGGTCTTGATTAAACCAGTAGAAGAAATTGAGAAGAATAATCTCTATTATATTGAAGAAACAGAAATTAGTTTTAATGTCATCCGTAAAGGTATTGAAAGAGATTTATTAGTCTATTCCATTTCTTTAAGAAACGGCAACGGAGTAAGCAGAGACGAAGCTAAAAAGAAAGCTGAAGAGCTTTGCGACGAAAAGAATCGCATCTATCAGGAAGTACTAAAACAAATCAGAAAAAATAGCCGGGTCAGCGGCAACTGAACCCGGCCTGTTAAACACAACATGAACGAATATGAATAACGAAAAACCTTATAAACCAAAATATGAATACAGGCAAGGACAACAGGCCCTTACCCTGTCAACCCCGAAAGAGCTTGCTGGCTTTTTAACCAGGTCAAAAACCTCCATTGCCGCCGCTCTGCCGGCCCATCTCAACCCGGACCGTATGATTCGTCTCGCGGTAACTTGCTTTTCACAAAACCCAGCCTTGCAGCGGTGTTCCGCTGTAAGTATCTTTTCCAGCTTGCTCATTGCCTCCCAGCTTGGGCTTGAGCCGGGAGTAGGCGGGCAGGGATATCTTATCCCCTACAAAGGTAAGTGCACCTTTGTTCCCGGCTGGCAGGGCCTTGTAGGACTGCTCAACAACACGGGCAGGGCTACCGCCTGGACGGGGGTAGTTTACGAGGGCGACCAGTTCCAATTTGAGCTTGGAGCCTATCCTATCCTCCGCCACATCCCCGGCATCAACTACGGGGATGAGGACAAAATGACATGGGCCTATGCCTGCGCCCGGGTTAACGGAGCGGAAACCCCTGTCATTGAGGCATGGCCCATGGAACGCATCTGGCGCCACAGAGACGCACACAACGAGGTCGGAGAAAAGCATTACTCCTACAAAAACCGAGAAATGTACGCCCGCAAGGTGGTTCTGCTGCAAGTTCTCAAATACATGCCGAAAAGTGTGGAAGTGGCAAATGCCATTGAAGTCTCCCATGCCGCGGAAACGGGGCGTGTCGTCAAAATCGACGACGGCGTTGTCATTGACGGCGAAATTGTATCGGAAGATGACCCCGGCATAGATGACTATCCGCTCGACCGTCAAGACCTGAACCCGACGCCGAAACCGGCCCCAGCCTCCGACCCCTCCACTCCAAACCTCCTTTAAACGCATGAGCGAACAACTTCAAATCATCCCCCTGAATGTGAGCGCCAAAGGCGAAGTACTCTCTTCCAATCTTGACGAATTCCGCGCCTCGGTCAAAACCGTCCTGGACAGTATCAGTCTCACTCCTGAAACCGATGAAGAATTCGGATTGGCTGAACAAAACGTCAAAATGCTCAAGGGCGCGGAAGATACCGTTAAGGCTGCCAAGGAAAAAGCCTTGAAGGATGCCGAGAGCCTCCATGAATTCTTTGCCGCGCTGGACGAATCCAGTGAAGAAATCCGGCAAGCCCGGCTCACCCTGGAAAAGAAGATCGCCGGGGAGAAAGAGAAAATCCGCAATAAGCTAATCGATGACGCCCTTGCCCGCCTGGAATGCGCTCCCCATTTGAGGAAGAAATTATTTGGCGGTACAATGGCGGAATCCATCAAGAACAAGCGCACCATTAAAAGCATTGAGGCCGCGCTTGATGCCGCCGTGGCAAAAGCAAACAAAGACATCACAACCAATCGTGAAATCATTTGTGAATTCATTGATTTGTACGGTGGCAACCTCGTGTTGGACGAAGACGAACTTGAAACGAAATCCACTATCTATGTTGAGGCTGAGCTGCGTCGCCGTCAGGATGTTGCCAAAGCCGCCGCAGAACGCGCCAGACTGGAGGAAGAGGCCCGAAAGGCACGGGAAGAAGCTCAACGGGCAAAAGCGGAATTGGAAGAACAGGGAAAACCTCCTGTCCCTCCGGCCCTCACATCCATCAACATGACCGCGTTTGACCAGGAACCGGTACAGGCTCCTGAAACATTCCCGGCTCCAAAGAGCGAATCAGAAGAATGGAGGCAATTCCAGGAATCCGTTTTTGAAGCCTTTGCAAAACTTAAGGATGCCCGAGAGAAGCTTACTCACCCCGCCAACAAAAGCCGCGTTGCCTATTTTGCTCAAGCCGTCAACGAGGCCTGGAAAGCCTGCATAGCGGAAGGAGGTGAGAAATGAAAATCTGGCCCTCCTTGGAACAACGTTCGGAAGCTTGGTTCCGTGCCCGTGCCGGCCGTCTGACAGCCAGCAATTTTCACCGGGTTTTAACTCCCTCGGGAAAAGACTCTTCCCAATGGCGAGAACTTGCCATTGAAATGTGTTGCAGCCGCATCCGTCCTGATGAAATACAGTGGGAAGGAAACCGCCACACGGACCGCGGGGAAGAACTGGAACCGGAAGCGCGGGAAGAATTCAGCCGAATCATGGGGCTGGAAGTGGAACAGGTGGGATTTATCGTCCAAGACAATGAACTGGTGGGCTGCTCCCCTGACGGCATGATCAAGATCAATGGGCAGTACGCGACGGGTGTGGAGCTGAAATGCCCTCTTGCAAAAAATCACGCGGAATACCTGCTGGACGGCGTATTACCCGTCCAATACAAGGCGCAGGTACACGGTTCCATGATTGTGACTGGATTGCCCTACTGGTACTTCATGAGCTACTGCCGGCGTCTCAAGCCCCTGATTTTACGGGTGGAGAGAGACAGCTATACCGACACGCTACAAGATGCCCTTGAACGGTTTATCATTTATTACGCAGACGTTTATAAGCGCATCATGCCTCAAATCCGTCCGGTTGTAGAAGGGAGGGCTGCATAATGAGCAAGCGCATCTTAGGCCTTGATCTGTCGCTCACCGCTACAGGCTGGGCGCTGGTGTGGGATGGTTCTCCTAAATGGGGCGTCATCAAATCCAGGAACAGGAGCGTTAAACGTCTCTCTGAAATCCGCAATGCGGTGCTGGACATCATCAACCAAACACAGCCTTCCCTTGCTGTTATTGAGGGGTATTCCTATGGATCTTCCCATGGCATGGCCGGGCTGGCGGAATTGGGCGGCGTTATTCGCCTCCTGCTCCTGGACATGGGAATACCTTTCATCGTTGTTGCACCTGCCACCAATAAGAAATTTGCAACGGGGAAGGGCAATGCGGAAAAGGATTTGATGCTCAAACGCGTTTTTCAGCATTGGGCGGCGGATATGAGCAATAATAACGAGGCGGACGCTTTTGCCCTGGCCCAGTTTGGCCGCTGCTACCTCAACCAGGAGGGCTTTTGTGATTATCAAACAAAAACCGTTGAAACCTACAAAAGAAAGGAACTCGGAAAATGAGCCCGGAAGAAAGAGAGAAAAAACGGCTCTGGATGGTGGAGTACAACAAACGGAGAAAGTCCGCTTTGGTTGATGATTTAAACGCCAAGTACGGCACCCATTTCAGCCTGGGACAGTATATCACCTACAAAGGGGGAAAATATATCATCAGTGGGACTCACGGTCATTTATTAATCATCAAAAATGATAGGCTGGAAACTTTAGCGCATCCTCTTGATGTCTACCCGGCTATCAAACTATCCGGCACCGTCACTTTTGACGGCTGGACCATGGGTCCGAACGGAAAACTTAAAATCAAGAAAGGATAAATTAAAATGAACAATGTCTATTGCGACAAACCCGGCCATGGCGCTTACCCGCTCCGGGCTTATGAAAAAGACGGGAAAATTTTTGTGGACATGGATTCTTGCACGGAATGCGGGCCGCAGAAAATGGAAGAAGAAGAGGTATATCAGTCCTTTTTGGATAGACTGCGTATCCTTTCCAATCAGCTGAACAGCCTGAAATGGGATCTGGACGGATTAAAGGATGATAGCGAGTCATTAAAGGATGACGTGGATGAACTGATTAAAGACTATGAAAAAGAAAACGCCTAAATGACCTATTTGCGGCACACCTTTGAAAGCCATACGAGGATATGATGTCCAGGGGATAACAACCGATTGGGTTGCTGGTTGCTACAACTGCTTCTTCCAGAGTTCCCATTTTTGGAAAACCAAGAAGGCATGTATTGAAGATATGGATAGGCTTGTTTCTTTGTTTCCGCCCATCATGAGGTGTTGGCCGGGGGACAAGCTCGTATATAGTGGCAGTATTTATCCCGTTACGATTGTCTCTAAAGACCTTGATTTATGCAAAATAGCCGTTCGCGACTACGCAGGAGACTCTTTCATCATTTACTGTGATGAGGTGGATCAATGGCCCTGGGAGCTTGAGCAGAAAGGAGTCCAGCCATGATAATTATTGATTTATTCGATATTTTAACATTTTCAGTTTTAATCATATTGTTAGTTATTCTTATCATTCAATATATTATATTCAAAATAAAAGGAAAATGATTTTTGAACTCGCAGAACTTATAGTTGTTTTAAGCTCCATTTTTTCATTTGGGTATTACCTCCATTTAGCGGGCCAATACAAAGGGTTTCTTAAAGCGATTGAAGTCTACTTAAAATATGAGGAAAAAGAAAATGAAGATAACGCCTGAACAATCAGCTTTTTACGAATATGGATGCGCAAAAATGGCACTCCAAATTAGAATAGGCAATATTCGGGATTTTGCACTAATTGCTTGCCGTAGATATTATAAGGATATGCTCAAGTCCGAAAGAAAACTTATATGTAATCAACATGCCCTTGGCTTCTTAGTTAAACATCTTCGAGAAAAGCGGGCTGCGTGCAGGGCGTGGGTGCATCCTATGCGAAGGAGATGCTCGAACTGTAAACATGAGCTAACGCAGTACAAGTTCTGCGCAGCCTGCGTCCATGAAGGATGGCCTGTTTACTGGGAACCGAGAAAGGAGGGGGAATGAAAGCCATTCTTGACGCCTGTTGCGGCTCCCGCATGTTCTGGTTTGACCGCCACCACCCTGACGTGGTGTTCATGGACCGCCGGGAGGAAACGCACACGCTTTGTGACGGGCGAACCCTGGAAATCAAGCCGGACGTCGTCGGGGACTTCCGGGAGATGCCTTTCAGCGACGGGGCGTTTCGCCTTGTCGTGTTCGACCCTCCGCACCTGATTCACGCCGGGGAATCGTCCTGGCTGTCCAAGAAGTACGGAAAGCTGGACCGGAAGACATGGAGGGATGATTTGAAGGCCGGCTTCCGGGAGTGTTTCCGGGTTTTGGAACCGGGCGGCGTTCTGGTGTTCAAATGGTGCGAGGATCAGGTTTCAACCGCAGAAGTGCTGAAACTGGCCAGCCATGAACCTTTGTTCGGACACCGCCGCGGGAAGACCGTCTTCCTGGTATTTATGAAATCTACAACCCCCAACTGACGCTTTTTTGATTATGGCCGGAGACTGGATCAAGGTTGAACACACGACGCCCGACAAACCCGAAGTGGTGAAGCTGGCGGAGCTGCTGCACATGGATGACCCTGATTTTGTGCTGGGGAAACTATGGAGGTTTTGGGCCTGGGCTGATGCCAATACTCAAGACGGTATACTAAAAACAAAATACTCACACATCGACCGGGTTGTTTATTGCCCCGGATTTGCCCGCGGACTCGTCTCTGTTGGCTGGTTACAAGGCCGTGAAGGCGCCCTTGTGATCCCCAACTTTGACCGTCACAACGGCAATTCCTCCAAGGCCCGTGCCTTGGAAGCGGAAGCAAAACGAATCCGAAGAACTCTGAAAGACCAATCCGACAACGTTTCCGACATGGAATCCGACAAATGTCCGACCCCATGTACGACCGTTGTCCGACACAATGTCCGACCGTTGTCCGACACAATGTCCGACCAGAGAAGAGAAGATAATACTACTACTACAACTACAAGCGGGCGCGAGGTCTGCCAATTCCCGAAGAACGTTTCCGAGGTTGACCGTTTTATGGCCGCCCAGGTTCTGCACCCGATTGGAGACGAGCTTACCCGGTGCGCGGAACGGTTTTTCAATGAGCAGTCCGCCGTTGGATGGAGGAACAGGCACGGCGTTCCCCTGGCGGACTGGCGGCCCATGGCTCGCCAATACGCTGCCACCTGGGCCCGGAACAATGCGGACGCGCCCGGGCTGAAACCCGCCAATGCCGCGGGAACCCCGACAAAATCAACGACTAAACCATCAAGAAGAGATGACCTCTGGAAAGATTGACGAACCCATTAAACCCCAGGGTGCGCTGAAAGGAGTTAATCTTGAAAGCCTCCTGGAATCCATCACCCTGCTTGCCGAGGACGACGGCAGAAGCATTGAAGAGCTGGAAGCGGAAGCGCTTGCCGCGGAAAAGCAGCGGGAAGAAGAACGCCGGACGGCATACGAACGCCTGGGCCTGATTGACCGCGGTTTTCCCCGCCGAGCTATTGATTGCCTCGACGAAGTAACCGGGGAACCATGGAAGAAAGCCCTGCGTGATGCCTACCGCCTCGTTTTGACGCCTGGGAGTATCATTGTACTGAACGGGCGATACGGCACTGGGAAAACGGTCTTGAGCACGTTTCTTGGACGCATCATGTACAGGCGAAAAAAGCGCGTCCTCTATACCAAGGCCTATGATTACACGATGGCCTTGAGAGAGACATTTAACGGCAACGGCTTAGAATCCGATGTCATGAAGCGATACAAGGCGCCGTATCTTCTGGTGCTGGACGAGTATCACGAGGTCAAGGACACGGACTTTGCAGGCGCCGCGCTGGAACGGCTCATTGACTACCGGCACCAGAACGGCAAACCGACCATCATCATTGCCAACTACAGCCCCGCGGTCCTTGAAGATCGACTCGGACCGGCCATTGTTTCCCGCATCCACCTTTGCGGCACCATCATCACCTGTGATTGGCAGTCATACCGCAAGATCAATTACCATCCCCGGGAATAGCCCTGGAATCTCGTATACCCTGGAATCTCGTATATCGTTATTCGTCGAAAAATCAGCGGGGGAGATTTTTGGTCGTCCCTCGTTCCATGATTAAATTCATCAGAAGATCCATCGGCGCCCCCGGCCCGCGGTCAGAATCCAACCATCTCCACACCGTCACGCGGGTGACCCCGATCACCTCGGCGGCGCGATTCACCGCAGCTGTTTTACTGTTCAACCGGTGGGTTGTTTTCAAAAAGTCCAAAAACTGATGCAATGTCCGAAGTTCTTTTCCTCCCACACCTTCAATTTCCGCCCCGTAAATATAGACTCCACTCCCGTCTCCGGTGACGGGAGAAAAAAGGAAACGGTTTTCTTCCATCTTATCGCGAAGTTTTTTTTCCAGCAGGTCTCTTTTGGATTCCGAAAGCCAAGAGGCGAAATAAATTGATAGGGAAATATTTAAGTCTTCATAGTTTTCAACGTCTTCAACTTCGTCATAGTTTTCCGGATCCTGAAAAAGTAAGCTGACGCCGCCCTCGTCAAGGGCGTTCAGCTCGACGCCCTCGCACTCTTCAATGACCACCTTTTCGCGCACCAGCTCATCTTCCAGTTCCGTTCTGATGAGGTTCAGTTTTTCTTTCAATTCTGTAGTTACTTTCATTTTTTCTCGTGGTTGGATTAAAGTCCGTTTTCGATGGCGAACCAAGTGGGGAGCTCCAGGGTGAGGCCTTCCATTTTATAGTCTAAAACTCTTTTTACGAGGCTTTTCGGAATCCACATTTTTCTATTGGGAGCTCTGAATGAAAATTCCGCGTCGATGAAGAAAGCTTTTTCCGTTTCTTTCAGAATTTGAACGTCAACTTTAGTAAGTTTCCAAGTGTCTTTAATCTTCGAGCCGATGTCGTTGCGGACAATAACTTCCGGCGTTCTGATCTCAAAGGCCTGGGCAATTTTCTTATTCATTTTCTGACTTGGTGTTAGATTAAGTCTTCAGTTAGATCTTCCCTCCCGTCAACAAAGCTAATCTACTATCATTTTGTGAGTATGTCAAATGGAAAAATCTTATTTTGACGCGCTACTAAAAAAATCTTATCTTCCCGGAAGGAAAAAGAAACCTACCACCAAAAGAAAACCGGGGCGGCCGAGCCTCTACACCGAGGAACTGGCCGCCGAGATAGCCTCCCGCCTGGCCGATGGGGAAACCATGAAATCCATCTGCTCCGATGACCACATGCCGGATGTTTTAACTGTCTGGAGATGGAGACACGAGCGGGAAGATTTTTGTAAACTCATTCAACGCGCGCGGGAAGCGCAGTCGGAAGCCATGCTTGACGCCTGTCAGGAGCTGGCCGACGAGGCCGCGAAAGTCGCCCTCGACCCGGAATGCGGCTCCGCTGCAGTCGCCGCCAAAAAGCTGGCCATTGAAACGCGGCTGAAAGTCGCCGCCCGATTCGCGCCGGAAAAATTCGGCGACCGGGTCCGTCAGGACGTCGCCGGCGTTCCGGGCGCGCCGCTGGAACGGAAAATCACCCTGGACCCCGAGCAGCTGGCCCAGCTGCAGGAAGACGAGAAAACCGCGCTGGAAACCATCGCCGGCAAACTCCATCCCTAGCCCGTCAGGACACGGTTACCCGTCAGCTTCTTTCTGCGCCATATCCTCCGCCTCGACCCCTATCCCTGGCAGGTGGAAGCCATCAAGGCGTTGTCCCTGGGCAAGCTGACCCTGGGAGGGAAAAGCGTGGCTCTGGTCGCCCCCAACGGATCCGGCAAGACGAGCAACTGCATTGCTCCGGCCATCCTGTACTTCCTCACCTACTTCCCGCGGGGGCAGGTTCCGGTCACGTCATCGTCGTGGATGCAGGTGGAAAAGCAGCTCTTTCCCGCGCTCCGCCGCTACATGGACAACCCTTTCTTTGACGGCTGGACATTCAACAAAACCGAGATCCGCACGCCGGAGGGAGGCTTTGCCGTGGGCTTCTCGACCGACAACGCCGGCCGCGCGGAAGGATGGCACCCGAAAATCTCGCCCGACGTGGACCCCGTCTTTTACGTCCTCGACGAGGCTAAAACCATCCCGGACTCCATCTTCACCGCCGTTTCCCGCTGCACGCTCTTCCACGCGTTCATTACCTCGTCACCTGGGGCCGATTCCGGCACCTTCTACGACTGCTTCCACAAAAATTCATCCCTCTACTACAAGATCCGCGTCAAATACGAGGATTGCCCCCACATTGAGATCAATGACCCGGGCAAGGCCGAGCGCCTGAAAAAAGAATACGGCGAGCAGTCCTCCTTCTACCGCTCCGCCATCCTTGGTGAATTCACCGACATTGACGGACAATCCGTCATTTCCCGACGTGCCCTCATGGAGCTGGTCAACAACCCGCCTCCCTTTCTGGACACCGGGGAGACCTGCGGCGGCTTCGACTTCGCGGCCGGAGGCGACGAAAACGTCTTCGCGGCCGGGCAGGGCAACCGATTCTTCATCGCCGACCACTGGTCGGACCCGGACACCGTAGGAGCGCGCGGACGGTTCCGCCGCAGGGCGTCCGAACTCGGCATCCCCGCCGACCGCATTTACGCGGACGGAGACGGCCTTGGACTCCCCATCATTGACGACTTCCGCGCCGAGGGCTTCCCGGTGCACTCCTACCGGGGCGGCTTCCCGGCTGACGATACTCAGGCCTTTGTCAACCTCCGCGCCCAGGCGTGGCGGGCCCTGGCACGCGCCATCGAAGAAAAAGAACTCATCCTCGAAATTGACGAGGATACGATTGAGCAACTGGTTGCTCCACGGCTTCAAACCGACGCAATAGGCCGCGTCCGCATCGAAAGCAAGGAAGATATGGCAAAGCGGGGCGTTCGTTCCCCAGACCGTGCCGACGCCCTTGTGATGGCCTGGCACGCGCGCCGGAACAGCGGACTGGCGCGGACGCTGGGAGCCTGGTACGCCCGGCCCGTGTCATCAAAACGCGCTTACGGAAGATATTAGGGTTGACAATATATCAACGTATCAATATATGAAGATATGTAATTAATCGCAGGGTGGTGAAACGGTATCACGCGGGGTTCCTGTCCCCGAATCGAAGGTCCAACTCCTTCCCCTGCAACCAAACTTTTCCTTTCTTTTCGCCGCAGGTTTAACGCCGTCAAAAATATCCTCAACGCCCCGAAGCTGGTCGCCCAACAGGAGACCAGAATCAAGGATCTTGAAACGGAACTCACCCGGCGAGCGTTGACGGAACAGAGCCGGAAGCCTAACCGGCCACAGTGGTACGAATACTGGGATCCGTTACAGGGAGCCGACCTGCAAACCCTGATTGACGCCCGGAACGAAGCGCGGCGTGGAGCCTTTGCCCGCCAGATGCTCATCTGGGACGAGGTCATCTATTCGGACGGGCTGCTGGGCATGCTCTACTCCCGGCTCATTGAAAGCGTTTCCATGCAGGGATGGAAGATTGACGCCGCGGACGACAGCCCGGAAGCGCAGAGCCAGAAAAACGCGCTGGAAGAATTCTATCACTCCGTCACCGGACTTCAACAGGCTTTCGGTCAGCTGGCTTCCGCCATGTTCTACGGTTACGCCCACCTCCAATACATTGAGGACGCCTGGGGCCGCCGCTTTGAATTCATCCCCCAACGCTATTGGGTGAGGCCGGGAGTGTTGAACGAGTGGCAGTTCAACCCACAGTGCTATATCGGCGTCGACACCGGGGAAAGCGTGGAAGACGAAACGCTCGTCGTGATGGAACACCAGTATCCCATCCTGTTCCCGGCAGCCCGCGCCTCCTTTGAGCGCAACCACGCAAAGATAACGTGGGACAACCACATGGACCGCTACGGAAGCGCCCCGGTCATCATCACCGCCCCCAAGGACGCGAGCGCCGCCGTCATGGACGCGCTGGAACGGGCCTGCGAACAGCTTAAATCAGGCGCCTCCATCGTGCTGCCTCCTGACTGCAAAGCGGAACCGCTCAAGGCGTCCAACATCAACGAAAACTATTTTCTCTCGCGCATCAATATGGCCGACAAAGACCAGGTGCGTTTTGTCATGGCCGGAACCCTGACCGTCCTGAACGAATCAGGATCCGGCACGCTGGCCGGGTCTGCTCATACGGACAGCTGGAATGCGGTGGTATCCGCCGTCTGCTCCAAAGTGGCGGAAGCGTTCAACACCGCCATCAGCCCGCTTATATTGGGAGACGGCGAACCGCTGGCCCGCCTCCACATCACCTTTGACACCGTCCAGACGCCATTGCAGAAGGCCGAGGAAATCGCCGCCCTTGCGGACGGAGGCGTCCGTCCGGAGAAAACCGAAATCGAAGAAAAGATCGGCATGTCGATCGAGGACTCGAGGGAGCCCGTTCCGGCGATGGCGGCAGTCAACAGGGATGGCTCCGCATCCCTCATTCCTCCCGACGCCTACGAACAGCTGCAGCAGATGATTTACGCCGGCCTCATGAAAGGATTTACCGATGATCAGTTCCAGACAAATCAATGACCTGTCCAGGCCCGCCAACGGCTGGTTCCACATTGAAAAAAGCGGGGACCATGACGTCGACTACGGCGAAGGCCCCGCCGTGCTGCGCATCGACGAGCAGGCGATCAGGGACATGGTGGACGACTTCAACGCCCGCACCTTTGACGGCCCTGGCATGCTCATCGACGGCGACCACCTGAGCCACGACCTTTCCCGCGATACGCGGGCGCTCGGATGGCTCAAGAAGCTGGACACCTACCGAGACCCTTCCGGCACGCTGGAACTGTACGGGTTCATCGAATGGACGCCGCGCGGACTGAAGATGCTGGAGGACAAAGAATACACGCAATCCTCCACGGAATACGGCGACGGGATGTCCTTCAAAGACGGAGTTTATCGCCCGTCACGGTTGACCGGATTTGCCCTGACCAACCGCCCCCGAATCAAGGGCAAGCGGCCGCTGGTCAATCGACAGACTTCCCCCGCCTCTGACGAGGCCGGGGGCGACACCAAAAGCCCCACCGAAGAGGGGGAAACAAACCAGAACACCAATATGGACAACGACGATAGAGAATATCCGTCCAAGGAAATGGACAAGGCCCAGCGGGCCCTGTTTGATTCCCTGCTTGACAAGCTGGATGTCGAATTTGACGGCACCGACGACATGAGCAGGGCTATCCTCGGACGCCTTGACGAACTGCTCTCGCTGGAAAAGCGTGAGAAAGACCACGTGAACGCCGAAGTGGACGACGCCGTCAGCACGTACGAAAACGCGCTGGACGAAGAAGAACGCAAGGAATTCACGGAAGAACGCCGGGAAGAGCTGAAAAACTCTCTCCGGGAAAGCCCCGCCGCGCTGGACGCCTTTGTCAGGGCGCTCAACCGCCAGACTCAGCCCAAGAACAAAGAGGAGACGGAAAGGAAAGATCCGCCGAAAAGGCAGCCCCTGAACCGCCGCGCTACCCTGACGCCTCCCAACCCATTCCGCAAGAAGGAATCCATTGACGGATTCAACAACCGCGTGAACGAACTGATCAAGGACGGCATGAAGCGCTATGACGCCTACCAGAAAGCGACCGAAGAAGGCTTCATTGTCTCCGCCAACCGATAACTCAATCCATATCAACAAATGCCATCACTCAACGTAACCCAGAAAAGCGCCATCGTCTATTTCAACGCCCCGGAAGGCGTTGACCTGTGCGGACAGGAAGGAACCGTCGTGGCGCTGACCGCCAATCCTGACATCCCCGAATTTGTTGGGACTCCATTGTCCGCCATTCCTACGCAGACGCAGCTGCTCGGCGTCGTCCTGCAGGGACAGCCCAACAAGGGGACCTGCGTCGCCGCTCTCGTCGGCATGTATGCCGGCCTGATCAAGGCGGCCCTATCCGACACGCCCGGAACCATCAACGCCGGAACGCCCGTCACCATCACGGCCAACGGGACATGGAAGGCCGCCGCCAGCGGCGACACCGTCTACGCGCGCGTCATTCATGCCCAGTGGGAACAGGGCCTTGTGGAAATCGGCTTCGTTCCGTCCTACCAGGTCGCCGCAGCCTAACTATTAACCCCAACCAACAGAAAGACCAAGAACAAGGGCTACTCCATTTTGCTCCGCCGTTCAGTTCACCGATGTCCTGACCTCCTATTCCGCGGGGTCCGGCAACACTGAAGAGAACTCCATCATCAGCCGCATCGCTCCGATCGTCCCGGTCTATGACATGAATTTTCAGTATAAGGTCTGGGACAAGAAAGCGGCCTTCACCGTCCAGCCCATCCAGGTGGGACCGGGCGAATCTCCCCGCCAGACCGTCCTGCGCGGAAGAAACGAAACAGACACCCTTCAGGGCTACGGCTTGACGCTGCCCATCCCTGACGCCTTGCTGGGCGTCAACCGGGAAAAGGCGCAGGCCATCACCCTGGCGGAATACAAACTCATCGAATCCCAGTTTGTGACGTCGTACGAATACGAACGCGCCAAGCTTCTGATGAGCCAGCTTCCGGCCGCTTCCGGGATGGGCGACTGGGCCAACCAGCAGAAAAACCCGTTGGCGGATCTGGACCAGGCGATCCTGTCCATCAATGCCGCAACCGGACACATGCCGAACACGATTGTCTTCGGCATCAACGCATGGCAGCTGCTTCGCTCCAACACGCTCGCGCGTCAGGTGGTTTCCTTCAACAGCGTCGGCCTGTTCAACGAAGACCTGCTTCGCATGGCGCTGATCCGTCCCATCCGGGATATTTACATCGCCTCCATGCCGTACCGCGACGCTTCCGGCGACGCGAAAACCATCATGGAAAACGAAGTCTATGTCTTATACAAGGAAGATTCCCCGACGCAGTTCGACGCCTCCGCCGTCAAAACCTTCGGGCTTTCCGGCAAGCTTCGCCGCGAAGTCATCACCGAATACAAGCCGACGCCGGCCTTGACGCTCGTCACCAACCGGGTCTACTCGCTGACCAAGCTGACCAACCCCGGCGCCATCATCCGCATCGACGCGACGGCCTCCTCCGATTAACCCCAACCCCGCCTCCATCATGTCCGCCTTTCCTGCCTGGTCCACGATTTCCACCGACGAAGCCGATCGGCTGCTCGGCCTCAACACCGCCGAACGCGACGCCCTGGTGACCGCCGGGGAGCAGCGCAGCCTGGACTATCGGGACGTCATGATGGAGGCGGTCAACGATGTCTGCATGACCATCCGCGGGGCGCTGGCCAACAACCTCGCCCTGCGGCAATCCCTACAAAACAGCGGCATGTACGACATCCCGCAAAGCATGCGGTCACTGGCATGGCCGCTAATCATCCGGCAGCTCTACCTGCGCTACCAGATCAACCTGACCGAGACGCGCCAGAAGGCCGCCGAATCGGCGGACGCGATGCTGGCGCTCTACGCCAAAGGGGACATGCTGCCGGAAAGCGTGGACGGTTCCGCGCCCGCGGATCCCGCCTACATGATGCCGCGCTACACGCGCCGCCCCTGGTTCAACCCCATGCGAAGCACCTACCGATGATGACCGCCGCCCAGATGGAGATGATCGCCAACGACTACGCCGAACGCGCCTTCTTCGTGTCCGGGGTAGAACCCGGCGTCATCCTGTCCGATTTCGAGGACAAGGCGTCCCAGGTCGCCTCGGGGGCCTTGAGCTACGAGGAAGCGCAGCAGGCCATCCGCGAAACCCTGCGCCAGCAGGGCTACCGCCCCCCGGCGACGGGGCAGGGAGGCATTCAGGATTTGTCCTCCTGGGTCCGTATCCAGGTCGTCATGGAAACAAACGCGGCCATGGCCCACGGCTACCGGAACTGGTACAACTGGACGATGGACGACGACACGGCCGCCTTCAAATTTTACCGCTCCCAGGGGCGGGAAGACCCGCGCTATTGGGCCGAACGCTGGAACCGTGCCCGGGCCGGGCTGGAAGAAGAAGCCACGGAAGCGGTATCATCCGGCTTCATCCGCGGCGAGATCGTCGGCTATGCGCTGGCGGCCTCCGATATCTGGATCCGTCTCTCGCGGTTCGGAACGCCTTACCCGCCCTTTGACTACCTGTCCGGCATGAACATCGCCCCCGTGGGCGCCGAAGAAGCCCGCGCGGCCGGTCTGGACGTGTCGCGCGTCCGTCCCGCTCCCGCCAGCTTCAACGCCACGTTGGAAAGCAACGCCAAAGGCGTGACGGAATCCAACAAGAAGAAGATCCGCCGCATCCTGAAAGACGCCGTGCGCGTCAAGGCCGGGAACGACGGCAATACCACCTTTACCTACACGGACCCGAACGGGACGCGCCCTTACACGGACGCGGAACTGGCGGACGTCCTGTCCGGGGATTTCCCGGAAGAGATCCCCTTGCGGCAGGCCCAGGCCTTCCGCCTGGCGGCAGCCGGGGGAGCCGTGGCCGGAACGCTGGCGGCCCTCTACCTGGACCGACTGCTGGACCGCCTGTTCTCCGAGCCAGAAGGCGTCTGGTACGCCCGGCCCGCGGACGTGGCCGCCGCGTCCTCCCGCCAGTATATCCCCGTTTCCCGGAAGGAAGAGGGGGAATTCACCTGGCGCCTTGCCTCCGGGCACGTCAAAAAAGTGGAAGACGTCGCCGGAGCTCTCCGCGTGGAACTTCCAACCCCTTATGTTTTGCCCGTCAAATGGCTGTAACCATCCATATCGACAAGACCGCGATTGACCGGGCGTTTGCCGAGATGGAGCCGTCCGCGGCCCGGCACAAAACCGCCCTCCGCAAGGCCGGAGTCGCTCTGAGTCTGCTTATCCAGGAAACCCTGCGCCAGCAGGGCAAGGACTACTACGATAGCGCGGCGGACGCCACCGCCATGGAAGAAACCGCCGAGGGCGTCAGCGTCTCCATTGCCTGGCGCGGTATCGGCCTGCACTGGCTCGGCACCCAGGGCTATTTGGGCGGCCCGCTCCGGCCCACGGGGCGCACCTCGGAAATCACGGGGCAGCCGATCCAAAACCTCGCGATTCCCACCATCAACGCCCCGCGCGGGCATGGAGGGGCCCGGAGCATTTACAGCGCCGGGTTCCGCAAAGACGATTTACAATTCATCCCGTCCAGAAACGGAGGACGCAACGGCAATGTGACCGGCGTCCTCATCCTCAAGACGGCGCAGTCGTCCACCGGAAAGAAAGCGGCCCGGAAGCTGTTCCGCAAAGGAGCCAGAACCGGGGACGTCCTCTACGTGCTTTGCCGCGAAGTCACGATCCCGCCCACGCCGGGGATCCTCCCGACGCTGGACCGGATGGCGCAGCGCGCCGCGGAAACCTACCTTGCCAACATCGTAAACAACGAACCATGATCCCCTCCATCGACCAAACCATGTGCCGGCGCCTCATTGAGCGCCTCAAGAGCCTGGGAGCGCTGAACTGCCACATCTTCGAACGGCCCTTCGACCCACAGTACGCCGCCAACGACATCATCATGTCGGCGATGGGAAACAACGGCGTTGTTCTGGTGTGTCCCGGGGACGCGGCAGAATACCAGGACGGGCACGGACAAACGGAAGCGCCGACGATGTGGCGTCAGTATTTCATCATCGCCTCCATTTATCACAACGCGTCCCTGTTCCCGGCGGCATGCCTGACGCCTGATTATTATCTTCGGGCGGTGGGGGACGTGATTGAAGAAGCCCTGTGGAACTGGAATCCTCTTCCCTTTTCCGCACCGGCGATGATGAAACCCAAAATCAAAGGCCGTTTTTCCTCCTCCGCCATCATTGACGGCGAGAAGCGGCAAATGAACGTTTTGACCGTGGATTACCGTGTCCCGGTTAATATTAACATGAGAACCAAGCCAGAATTCTATGAACAAAGCATCAACAACTGACAAGAAGGCCGTGCGGAAGAACGTCCCGAAGCCGGACGAATCTTCCGAAACCGCCGGCAAAACGCCGTCCGCACCGGACGAAAAGAAGAAAACAACTGACAAGAAGGCCGTGCGGGTCATTCGCACCCGCGCCGAACTGGACGGAGGGCTGGTGATCAGCCTCTCCATGAAAACCGACACCCCGGAACTTCCCGCGACCATCGCGGAAGCTCTGGCAACCCTCAACCTTGTTGACATCAAATGAGCAAAGCAACTGCAGCCAACACCGAACCGGAGAAGAAGACGGAGCAGGCCGCCGTCATCGACACGAACATTCTCATTCTGGCCAAAGAAGTGAGGATAGGGCGTTCAACGTTCTTGAAAGGAGCGCATATTCGTGTTACGAAAGAACTCGCCGATAAACTGGAAGCCGACGGCAAGGCATCCATCATCTACTAACCGTTTCAAGCATCAGGGCTACTACATACGACCCCACCTTTACCAACCGCAACGTAACGCCGCAGATTACCGGCGTTCTAGCTATTTTCCTCCCCGACGGCATCAAGGTGACTGAAGACGAGGGAGCTTCTTACGTCACCGGGCCGGACCAGTTTCCGACGCCTCCGACGTCTCCGCCAACGGATCCGACCGCCGGGCCTGAACAGCCCTGGGTGAGCTTCGGGCTGCTGGGAGCGTTCCAGTCCGTCGCCACCCAGGTCGAAGGGGAAGTGACGCGCTTTTACGGCGGTGCGCTGGGATATCGCCAGCAGCGCAAGAACACCACGACCGGCAAGCGGATGACCTTCACCACGCCGGACATGTCCCCCGAATGGTTCCAGCTTTCTTTCGCCTTGGGAGCGCCTCCCGCCAACGGCGAGGAATCGACCACCGTCGGACATGGCGGCGACAATAAGATTGAGGGGTATCTTCACTTCTGGTATCAGAACGACGTGGGTACTATCTATCTGGTCGGAACGGCGCATGGCGCCTTGCGCCTCCTGCAGGATCCCGAACACACCACGGCGATTGCTTCACCCCAGTTCGAGTTCGAAATGGATTATCGCGGCAAGTACCAGTTCACGCCCTCCAATGTGCAGGACGTGACGCCGGCGCCGGGTTCCTGACGCGTTTCACCAGGGGGCGCGCTGCGCCCCCGCATCCTCTTTTTTTTCTCAGGCAGCAGGCAGGCAAATACGATATCCGGACCGTCACAGGGCTGAACCAGTCCCTGGTCGTCCGCGTGGTGGATTTTCAGGGCGATCCCGTCGATATGAGCGGCGTCACCCTGCGCGGCGCTGTCCGTCTCAAGACGGGCGTGACGGAGTTCGGCTTTTCACGCGATGACGAGGGCAACGGCGTTATTTCCTGGGCTTCGGTTCCCGCGGGCATGTGGTCCTACGACGTCTTCATGGACGACGGCAGCGAGGAAAACCCGCTCCTCTACGGACGCTTTGTTTCTTCGGGCCGGGTGACGCCGGACTTGCCGGACGAACAGCAGGCCGTGGCGGGCGCGGTCGTCGTGCAGCTGCCGGAAGGAAGCGGCTGCGTGCAGGTCATGCTTGACAACGCGTCCAGCGCCGCCTGGTACGCGGAACAGGCCAAAAAGTACGCCGAGAATTTTAATCTGTCCGTGGGTCAGGTCACCACCGGGGAACCGGGGACGCCCGCCAACGCGGAAGCCGTCAAGGGAACTGAATCAGGATCCTATCTGCTCAATTTCACGATTCCCCGCGGGGATGTTGGTCCTCAGGGACCGTCAGGCCCGCAGGGTGAACGGGGTGAAACCGGCCCCGAAGGGCCGCAAGGCCCACGCGGCGAAACCGGGGAACGTGGACCTCAGGGAGATACGGGCGAGCAGGGACCGAAGGGAGAGACAGGCCCGGCGGGGCCCCAAGGCCCGGAGGGCCCCCAGGGGCCGGAAGGTCCGGCAGGACCCCAGGGACCACAAGGGGAAAAGGGAGAGCCCGGGACGCTGACGTCCAACGTCGGCGACGTCAACATCGGGGGAGCCCTGACCGCTGAATCGGCTACTATCAACGGGCCTCTGGTCGTCAACAACCCGGACGGAAGCGGAAGCGCCGGAACCCTGAATCAGATTTACGGAATCACCAGGTTTTATCAGTCCGTTGATCTTCGTTCGGGCGGCTGGCTGCGCGGGACATTCATGGTAGAGACCGGCATCCTGAATATTTCCCAGGGCGCCAGCTTCAACTGCGCGGGGGCGGCCACGTTCTCAAGCGCCGTCAACGCCAACGGCGGCATCAACATCCCGCTTGCCGCGGGCGCGCCGGCCAATGAATCCGGCGTCAACCGGCTTTATGCGGCGGGCATGGGAGGCGCGGCCAATACTTATACGGCAGGGGCGTTTCTGAATACGGACTCCCTGACCACGACCGGGACGGCCACGGTTACTAAAACGGTTCCCTGGCAGATGGCCCGCATCGGTATTCCCGCGGGATCTCACACAACCATTCAGGCTCCCTTTGAAGGACCCTCTTCCCAATGGAATTACTCTTCCTGGGCCGGCTTTTCGTTTGTCTGGCGGGCTACCGCCGCCGCAAAGCTGACGATGGGCATCGGACGCGGAGCGAAAACAATCAGGACGGACCTCACCACGGATTCCTACACGATCATTCCGGGGAATGGCCTGGCCTTTAATTCCGGGGAGATTCTGGACATCACCTTTGACAATGTGAGAGACACGGCCCGCAACGGCTACACGGTGCGGGTGCGTGAGATTTACGCGCTCAACTCCACGGATGGGTGGCAGGTCAAGACGACGACCAGCTTTATTCCCGCGACGCAGAACGAGCCCATCCCGTGGACGGTCTGCAAGATTATTTACCAGCAGCAGGCGGTTGCCAACAGCAGCGTTTATGAAAACCTGGGAGGGCTCTGGCTGATGGTCACGGGAGCGCAAACCAATAATCTGTACAAAATCGCCACTTGCCGCGGCGTCTCCAATTTTGAGACCGGCGTCGGCGTTTCCCGGTGGGTGACGGACGTGATCAACATCACCAGCGGAACGGCTTCCGTTTACGCCGGGCCCGGCGAATATGCCTATTACCAGCCGGGGAATATCAACCCGCTTTTCTACGGGTTGGACGCGATAGGAACGAATGCCGTTGAATCCGAGGAAACCGCAGCTTTTGAAGATATTAACGTACCCATTGAAGAATCATGAACGACGGAGAAATACAAATTCAGTTTCCTAAGCCCGGTAACTGGCAGGAATTCATCCTGACAGCCATCTATCAGGATGCGGACGGGTTCACCCGTGTGGCCCGTTACACGCCTGCCGAAATTCCAGCGGAACAGGCCCCGGCCATGCAGGCGGTAGTGGCCGCGTTGGTTGGATTGTCGGAGCCATGGAAGGCCTGTCAGGTATGGGCGCGGCTGTGTGTGACTATGAATTATGATACTGCAAATGATCATAGCGAATATGTTTTTGCCGTGGATTTGACCGTGGAGGCCGTCAATCCTCAGGGCGGGCGCAGGGTGTTTACTTCCCGTGATTACCCGGCTTTTGTGATCACTGATCCTGCCGCCGTGGAGTTTTTCAAGTTTTTCACTACTAATCAATAACAACATAATCATATGACTACTAATAATCAATGCAATCATGCCGAGGCGATAGCCAAGGATTTTTACAGGGTAGTTTCCGAGGATAACGGCGGCGGCTGGAAGTCCTGGGAAGATTTAACCGATTCACAGCGGTCCGCGTTTGTGCGATTGGCGCAGCAAGCCCTGCCCATTATTGGCAGGCATGCGCTGGGGGATGTCCGTGACTATCTCGGTATTAAGGCTGCCGGCAAGTCTAGCTGGTGGGAAAAGGCCCTGTATGCCGCCGGAGCAGTTATTGCCGGGGCTATCCTTGGCGGCTTGGGAATGTCCCTCTCCGGCTGCGGGCACTCCGTGGACGTGACGCCGGAAAAGACGGTGGTCTGTAAGGACGGCTCCTGCCTGGTGCTGGAACCGGGGCATATCTCCTACAGTCAGTCCCAGCCGGAAACGGATGTTCCTCCCATCGTGCAAACCATCAAGAAATAACGCCATGTGTAAGCTCTCCGAAGTACCGGCGCGGTTCCTGGATTTTGCCAAGGCTTCCCCCCTGCTTGCCTGCGTCATACTCTCGCTGGTCATTTGCGGTGCCGCCTGCTGGTACATCGGAGATGTCATGGGGCACCACAATGACAGGCTTTGCGACCTGATGACCATGCAGACACAGGCCCAGGTGGAGACCGCCAAAGTGCTCCAACTGCTTGCCGTCAGAATCGAAAACATAGAAAGAAAACTGGAAAAGTGAATAAGCTGCTGAACCCTTCCGTTCTGCTTCCCTTGATAGGGTGCGTGATGGGCATTGCTTTTGCCGCATTCGACGACACGGTGGCGGGTGTTGCGGCGTTCTGTTTTCCCATCGCTACTATGGTACTCTTGCGAGCATCGGGAAACTGACCAACTGTAAAGTTTTTCTTACAAGTTCAACAATATTAACAATCAACCATTAAAGGAGAATAATCAGGAAAATAGCCATTGATATAGGCCACGCCAACAACACCGGAACCCGCGGAAACGGGCTTGAAGAACACGCCGTCGTCACGACTATCGCCGAACGCCTCGCCCCCATGCTGGAACGGCTGGGAGCCCGGGTGGACGTGATTGACTTCCCCAAGATGACCAATGCCCAGGACTTGAGCGATACCATCAAGGCCGCCAACGAAGGAGGCTATGACTTCGGAATTTCATTGCATTGCGATTCGGCCGACAATCCCCAGGCTCATGGCGCTCATGTATGTTTCTACCCGGGAAGCGTTAAAGGAAGCCGGCTTGCCATATGCATCGCGGAACCTCTTTCCCGGCTGCTGCCCGGACGGGCCAACACTGTGCAGTCGCGCCCGGGACTGGCCGTCCTGAAAAAGACCCGCTGTCCGTGGGTGCTCTGCGAATGCGGCTTCATCACCAATCCTGAAAACGCCTCTATTTTGAAGGACCATCCCGGACGCATTGCCGAAGCCATTGCGGAAGGGGTGAAGGACTACCTCAACCAGTAACCGCCCATGACTTACCAGGCCCCCTACGCGGCGCGCTACGTTTCCGCCGCCGGCAACCAGATCCAGCTGCTCAACCTCTGGGACGATACGCCGGAGCCTCCCCGCTTCGGCGGGTCCATGGAGGCATTTGAAACGTCGCTGGTAGACGGACCGCGAGCGTTCGCGCAGGGGCTGGGAAGCGCTGTGGAGCAGCGCACCATCGCGTTTTACCGCTGGTTTACGGATTATCAGGATATGGCCTCCTATCAGGAGAACCTGGCGTTGTGGCTGGCCAGCAATCAGAACGGCTATCTGTACCTGCAGTTCGCCGAACAGCCGCAATGGCGGTTTGCCGCCGTCATCACCGGCTACCAGTTTGAGACGGAGAACTTCGTTCCTCCGCCGTCTCCCGAAGACGGCTATCTGTGCCTGCTGGTCACGCTGACCATGACGGTCACCGACCGGACCCCGGACAATTCCAACTGGATATTCAGCGTGACGCCCTCTTCTTTCGACGTTCCCGTCAAGGGAGGCGAATACACCGTTAATGTGGAATCGTCGTTCAGCCCTGGACCGGTAGGTCAGGGGTGGCAGATTGCCGACGTTTCCGAAGGATTAACCGTTTCCGATATCGTCAACGGCAACAACGGGACATTCAAGGTTATCGTCGCGGCCAATGAAGGAGACCAGGACAGGACCATGTCGCTCCAGGTCATTCAGGACGGAACAGGACAGGCTGTTGAGGTTGAATTTCGTCAGCTTCAACCCTCTTACTCATTCAGCCTTGCTCCAACCCAGGTACAGGTTCCCGTTACTGGCGGAAGCTACCAGGTCCAGGTGACTTCCTATTATGACCCGGGAGCAGTCAGCGTTGACTGGACGCCCAATTCTCCCAGCTCTTCCGTTGTCATTTCCGATATCACGAACGGAAATAACGGGTCATTCACGTTAACCGCGGCGCCCAATGAAGGAGCGGCCGGCTCCGTCGTCGTTTCCGCGACACAGGCGGATTCCGGTTTAAAACAGACAATCCGCGTATTGAGGGCAGGACTGGTCACCCGAAATCATCAGCTTCCCCCGCCCGGAGGGGAATACTCGGATAATCCGATGAGTTATTCCTCATGGAGGTTTATTCCCTCGGACGTTTATCCGGACTTCCCGGAAGGCAACCCCGAAGGAAAGGGACTGACGCTGCAGGAAATCATCACGACGAACCCCACCAGCTCCAATTCCGGCACGTTAACGCTTTACCGGGTGGAAAACGGGTCTGCCTCTCTTCTGGCGACCAGCAGCGAGGCGGTTTCCACCGGAGAGGGCGGAAACGTGAAATGGACGTTTTCTCCCGGCGTGGAAATCCGCTCGGACTGGCAGCTGGTCGTGGAAAACCAGAACGGAATCTATGAGCAGCATGCCATGCTGGAAAGCCCCCAGTCATTTGACGGTCTCGGAGACGAGGCCTACCCCGCGGCAGCCACGGCGGCCGGGCGTACGTTCGGATTATCCCTCGTCATCCGCTACACTTCCACCGAATACCCATCTTAACAGAATAATCCATCATGAACGAACAACAACAAAACGGAATAGAACGGCTTTTCGTCGAATTTGCCGAAGAGTGCGGCAAGAACCCGAACCTGAACCAGGCGGTGCAGGAATTGAAGGAAAGCGTCTTTGCTGCCTCTCAAGCCGCCGGCGTCGATCCTTCCCATGCCTTCGGCGTCATCATCCGCGATATGATGATTCTGGAATCCTTGCAGAAACGCGTGGAAGAATCCCGCAACGCCCTCACCGCCGGGAAACTGCCCGCTTTCGTCATCGAAGAAGCCCGCGAACAACAATAACCCTCCACCTTTACCACCATGGCCACCAAGAAAGAAATTGAAATCAAACTCAAGTCCACGCTGGACGGAAAAGGCGTGGAAGAAGCAAAACAGCAGATCGACGCGCTGAACAAGTCGACGGAACAACTTGATAAGGGGAGCCAGCAGGCAACCCGAAGTGTGAAGAACATGGGGCAGGGGGCCTTGCAGGCTGCCTACTTCTTTGATGATTTGCAGTACGGAATCCGGGGAATCATGAACAACATTCCCGGGCTGGTGATGGGATTCGGAGGCGGCGCAGGGCTGGCCGGCGCGATGTCGCTTGCCGTCCTCGCCGGGGCGAAGCTTTACGAATGGATGGGGAAGACGGAAGACAAGTCGGCGGATCTCGCCAAAAAAATGAAGGAGCATAGCAAAGAGATTGCCGAAGCTTCTCGTCAGGCTATCCGGGCAAGTTATCAGGCTTTGCAGGAATTCAACCAGCAAGAACGCACCAAGACCGTTAATGAAGAGTATCAAAACTATGTAAAGGGAATTACCCGGGAATTTGAATATCAGACGGAAGAGCTTGAAAAACAAATTCGCTTGAGACGGGAGGAAGCGGCTCGCCAGAAAGGCATTGATACACGCCAGGCGGAGCTTGACCGCGTCAACTTGGAAGTGGGCTACCAGGAAGGAAGAATCACTAAGAGGCAGCGAGATTACGGCTTGATGATGGTTGATCAGAATCTGGACCAGAAAATCAGACAGCGTGATTTAGGCGTGGAGCAGGCTAATTATATGGATATTGGCAAACAGCTTGCGGAGGCAGTCAAGGCCCGAGATGCTGCGGAAGCTCATGCTTTTGATATGCAATTCAAGCAAGGGAACCTTCCTTCTCTTCAAAATGTTCTTGGCCTTTTACAGCAGCAAGAACGATCTCAACGGAGTATTGATAGCTTAGAAAGTCAACTTCCTGATTTACGCGGGGAAATATGGGAGAAAAATAAAGAGTATAATAAAGTTTTGAAGAGAAATGGTGGTTATGAAACTACATATTCCAGTCTAGTAAAAAAAGAAATTGATGATTTAGTTGCGAAGCAGGATCGGCTTGTTGAATTAATCAAAACGGCGAGGGAAGAGGCTAATCAGGCAAATGATCAGTTGAAATCTTTTCAAGATGTGCTTGGAGAAGGAGGCGTAAATCTTGAATTAGACTATAGCCAAGGAACAGATGTCAATAGTCGCTTCAAACAAGTATCAGATGCAGTAGAAGAGTTTAAGAAGAATACGGATGCCGCGAAAAAACAGTTTGATAAATTAACGGAGAAAGCCGGTTCTTTGGGGGATGCAATGGCTTCGACCGAAGCATCTATCAAAAACATGGAACAAATTGATGCTATTCAAAATCAAATAGACGCCGGCAAGGTTAAATCATTTAACATGCAAAGAGACAGGGAAGAAGCAGAGGAAGCCCGAAGAAATGAAGAAAAAATAAAGAAGGCTCGTGAACGGGCCGAAAGGGAGGCTCAAAAGCAGACTGCCGAGAGGCAGCAGGCGATGATCCGCGGCATTACTCTTGAAGGCGTTCCCGAGCATCCTACAGCCCAGCAACGCGCCCGGATTGCGGCTGCCCGCGAAGCTTTGAATGCAGGGAAGAAACGCCTTGCGGAAAGCATTTCTGACAAAGATACGGAAATCGACCCCAGCGAGATTCAAGGGGCGTTTGACGTGATGGAAAACGTATTGAGAGAAAGCGGACAATACACTAAAAAATTGATGGATTATTTGAAAATCATAGCAATAGCACAGGCTAGTAAGGTAAATGCCGTGCAAGCAGATACAAAAAAATATGTAGATGCTAAATTCGAGGAAATCTTGAAAATAGTACAGAAGGGCAACGGAAGATTGCAAACAGGGATAAACCGGCTTGCCGGAGGCTTTTAA